GCTCTTTTTCTTCCAAATAGGAAGCAGCAGATAGCATTTGCATATGAAAATCAAAATCCATCGTAGTAATAGATTTCAATTTTGGTTGTTCTTTAAGAATATGCGTCATACAATATTTAGTGAGAATTTGAAACTGATTAGATAGTCTATTTTCAATTTCTAAAAAACCAACATATCGTAATCGTGACTGTTGATAGATAAGAACTTCTCCATCAACAGATGCAAATGATCGTTGTCGCAACAACCATTTCGAAATCAATAATAGGTCGAAAGGGCAAGCTATAAACCGCTTACCTACAATCCATGAAAAACTTGGCCTGAATTGTGATGCTGTGAGATAATATTTTAGAAACAGGATAGGTAAAATTATTGGATATCCAAACAATAATTTAAAAAAAATAAATCTCAGAATAAACCAGGATTCTCCCCATGATAAATACAGGGATAGCAAATTTTCCAACAATAAAATCCATTTACTGTACATAATAAAATTATCAATGAACGCTTCTCTAATTGCGTTCTTAAAACTTCGCATGTAGTCCTTAATCAGATTAAAATAAGTCATTTTATAGCTTTATCGAAATTATATAGGGCGTACTGTCAGTTTTAAAAGCGGGGTTTCTTTGAACACACCGTAAGTCATCCTTCTACCCTCAGGATCGGGCGCACTTCCTAAGTGCACCAAACAACTATCATCATAAACTATCTCGTGCGTCGAATATAGAATGAATTTTTTCGTACAAGTACTTCCAACACGTCCTTCTGGTCGCTGATGGTATTTGTGACTTCTAGTCATCAACATCGCATTACCTCCTAAATGCTAATAGTTGTTATTGGTAATTTTGTATTTTCTTTTTGCCGGATATTGGTAGGACTGTCCTACCTCAATATTTCCCGGTCTTCCTATATTTAAGGGAGGGGGTGGTAAAAATCATCCGTAACAATAGAGTATATCATTCGGGCATCCCTAAGTGGGGAACTATACAAATCATATTAAGGGTAGTTTAATATGAAACTTACAATGCTCATAGGCAAGGGCATTTTATCGATCTAGGATCGAATTGGGGTGTTGATAATATAGAAAT